TATCTCCTTGGTTAGGCCTTTAATCCCATACGCATGTAGCGTAGAGTTATAGGTGTAATTCCCCCTACTGGAACAACAGTTAGTGAAACTGTATCTCCAGCCCTTGAAACAGAGATGGTGCCAATATTCCCATCGTTATCAATTGTTCCATACTGACTGACGTTAACGTCTGTACCGTCAACCAGAATACTCATTTCTGTAGCAAAGTATTTATTTGCGCCACCTGCTACATATTTAATGGAGATCATATATTTCATTGCTCTCCACTCACTTGCGGAAAAGTTATCAAATATTGTGGTATTTTCAATACCATTAATTGTTAACTCGTTATTACCATCTGAACCAAGATCTGTAGATCTAGCAGAAGCACTATCAATTAAATCTACATAGTCTTCTTGTGTTGGCCTATCGCCAGTTTCAAATTTAGTTTTTACGTTTGCTATTGATACTTTTGCCATAGGGCCATTATATCATTATGTTAAAGAATATAATTATTTATTCCAATTATTTGAAGACCAATTCCAGGTATATTTGAATATGCACTTGGTATTCCAATATTTGTAAGTTTTATTCTAAATGGAAGGACTTCATTAATTTTAGTTAATCTTGTAGAGTATAAAACCTTTGTTTTTGGATAATCTTTTGTTGATATTGACCTTTCTCTATTTTTAGAAGGATCTAAAATTACTACCGAAGCCATTAGGACTCACTATTGGTTACATCTTCAATAATTTTCATTGTTCCTCTGGCTACCGTCCAAACACGACTTTCATCGCTTAACTCAATATCAAATATATCCCCAGTCTCTAGCAGAGTTGATTGTCCTGCTGTTAAAGAAACTGTAAATTCACCATTACCGTCTCCAGTTGCTGGCGCTGGTGCTAAAGTAACAACTAATTCTGCATCATCTGTAAAATCGCCAGGCTTTGTATTTGGACGTTTAATTTCCATATCAATTGTCCAGTCTGGAATAACCAGTGGATCTTTATTGTCATCTGTTACATATACTCTAAAAGCGGCTGTATCGCCCCTCACAACAGTCCAAACCACATTTGGCGGGGTAGATCCAACAGAATAAGAACTAAGTGATTGATCTCTAAATGTAGCCATAACCTTATCATTATACCACTAACTAATATAATATTAAAAATTTTTTATATTTTATTATTAAAACTTGACTCAAAGGCCAAATTGATGTTATAATTAATACATGCTACCAGTAGGTAGCATTTGTTCTCTAGGAGGTTTTATACAATGAGAGAATCTAATGCTTGGCTAGGGGTATTAACGTTGGTTATTTGCAGTACCGTTTTTTCGGCTTCTGCAAATGCAACAAATGAAAACAACTTACTAATTAAAGAGTCCATTAAGTCTGCCACCCAAAAGGTGGCTTTTTTGGTTTCTAAAGATAAAAAATTAGAAAAGTATGAAAATGCTCATAATTTAACTGATGGGCAACTAGTTGATATGTTACGTCATGTAGGGTTTGAGGGAAGATCTTTGAGGGCTGCTTGTGCTATTGCTAAAGCAGAGTCTAATGGTCGTCCACTTGCTTTTAATGGCAACGTAAAAACTGGAGATAGTTCTTATGGCGTATTTCAAATCAATATGCTTGGTGAACTTGGGTCGGATCGCAGGGAGAAGTTTGAGTTAGATTCCAATGCTGAATTGTTAAATCCAGTATTAAATTCTCAGATTGCTCTTTATATGACCAATGGTGGAAAAGACTGGTCTGCATGGAGTTCTATAAACGGAAAGCGGTATCACGAGTGGTACAACAAATATCCATGTAAGCAATAAAATTAAACAATAGAATGCCCCTCCATTAATTTGGGGGGGTATTTTTATTTTCCCAGTAAAAGTTATTATAATGAATGTCAAAAGTAAATCTTTTTATATGATCAGCAATGGCCCCTGTATGAAGGTAGACTTGAATTCCAGCCCTTTTAACATTTTTAAAAAATGATATATCCTCACCAACAAAGTTAGATATACTGTTTACTTCTGAAAACACAAAATTATCCTCAGTTACTTTTCTAATTGGCTCAATAACAGACCTATGCATAAGCATTAGGCCCATACCAGCAGCATCTACTTCTATGACTTGATCGTTTGGAAGGTTTGTCAATGACTCTATATTTTCCATATTTTCTGTAAATATATAAGCACATGGAATTGGTTTCATTAAAGATTTTTCTGGCTCATTTGATACAAAGTATAGACCGCTTAGAATCTTTGCAGAATTCTTATCTGCAGCCTCTAAAAGCCTTCCTAAAGACTCTATTGTTAAAACTATGTCTGAATCTACCCATAAGAGCCAGTCAGTCTTTATATTTTCTGCCCAGTTGTCAAACAGTGTCTGCCTTTGTCTTGCTATTTGGTTTCCACTTACACGAACTGCTCCATGAACTTTAATTCCAGTCTGCTGTGCATGAAGGATTGTATACAAAAGTCCTTCTGTAAATTTACCGTCGGTATTTCCATTATCACACCAAGCAATTGTTAGTGTTTCTTCATGTGTATTAATCAATTAAATTCCTTTTTTTGCCAACGATTTAATTTATACCAACCAATCATTGATCGCCCTTTATCAACATTTTCTTTATAATTTTTTTCTATAAGAGAATCATCTTTATTAATTTTCCAAGACTCTCTTTTAAATGGTATTATTTGAAGTATTGGGGTTCCTGTTGGGATCAAGCCTTCAAAACCTTCTTTAATAAAAAACGGTATATTTCCATTTCCAACCAATACATCAATGTCCATAATACCAGTAAGGCTAATAAATGGCAGGTCATGTCTGTTGAATGGATGAGTAACTATTGCACTATACCCTTTTTTAGCATTTAAGATGTGAGGATAATTCCAAATAAAATGAGTTTTTGAGTAGCCGTGTGGAATTGGAATAATATTTTCTTCAACTTCTCTAACATGTAGTGGATCTGGTTTTGACATCCAATTTATCCATGGCGTACCATCTCTAAGTTCAACATAGATATCTTGAGCAAGTTCTACAATATATCCTATAGTAAATGAATCAAAAAATGGCATACAAGATTTTAAATTTAATTTTGGAGAATTTGTATCTTGGTCAATCTTTAAATTATTTTTATTGTATCCTTTTATGTCTTTGTACCAGTCTGGAATATAACCTTTTGCTGGTTTAATATCTGGCATATATTCGCCAACCGAATTAAAATTTAAAATGTTCATAATTACCCCCAGTTACAAGTATACACCTAAATCAATAAAAGTCAAAAAATCTATAAATAATTAATTATTAATTGTTTCTTTTGGAGCGTAAAACTTATTATTAATATATGTTCCATCAACATACGCTGGACTGTTTTCAAGTGTCATCTTGACTAAAGTGTGATCTAATTCAAATTTTTCTTTATCTGGTTCAAAACACCATCCAACAACAATGTTGTTTTTTATTAAAGCGTATGTTTGGTTTTCAATATTATTCATATTTTAATAATACAATAATATAAATCCAGGAGAACCGACGCCACCAGCGCCACCTGTATAATTATTTGATGTCGGTGAGCCACCTCCACCGCCACCACCTGCACCAAAACCAGATGCTGTTACTCCTGCAGTTAGAGAGGTGCCACCTGTTCCAGCAGTTGATGTTAGTGTAATTAAACTTGAACTAATGGTATTAAGGCCATATGTTGAAAGTGGAAGGACTCCACCTAGGCCTCCCGTTTGGCTACTTGCAACAACTCCATTATTTCCGTTAGGAGTTCCAGCAGTGCCAGCACCACCTGCTGCTCCACCGCCACTTCCGCGTGTGCCTCCGCCTCCGCCTCCGCCACCTACTGCAATAACGGTAGAAATACTTGTTGTGCCACCTGTTCCACCTGCGGTACCATTAGTATTATTAACTCCACCTGGTCCACTAGTGCCACCAGCGCCAACAGTTACAGATGTTACTGGTAATGTTAATCCAAAAGTAAGTCCGCCTGATGCTCCACCGCCACCGCCACCGCCGATACTGCCTGAAAAGTTATTACCGCCTCCACCTCCGCCTCCGCCACCACCAGCAGCGCAAACAGCAAAAACCATTGAAATACCTCCTGGGTATACAACGGTTGATGATCCAGTTGTTGTGATCGCTTGTCTTAATGCGGGGAATGATGGATTATTTGGCAGTATATTAAAGGCCATTACAATATCTCCTTAAACCCTATTAAACGTTTTCGCCTGAGATGTGGAATTTAACGTCGTTATTAGATGCACAAAGAATAAGTTTTTCACCGTTAAAGATAATTTGTTCTAAGTCCATATAGTTTGTGCTATTTCCATTTATTGCTATATTTTCTGCAATTGGATATCCGCCAAGAAAAATGCTATAAGTTGCTGAGGCAGGAAATTTATTTGCTATTACAATGTTATTAATTTTCTTTCCAGCATTTGTTGGTGCTGTATAAACTGGTGGAATCTTTGCCCATGCTCCAGTAGTTGCAGCATTTGCAACTGTTTGAGTAAAACCTTCAAATGTAAAGGTTGTTGAAGTTGGTACTGTCAATACTCTTGAACCAAGTGTAATGTTAGCCTTTGTTTCTACCGCTACAATATCTCCGACTACAAGTCCATGTGCAGCACCTGTTGTAACTGTTCCTACATAATTTACAATAGCAATGTTTGTTACT